AACTGTACAATCAACCCTGACCGATGCCCTTGATTTAGAGGTTGCTGATGCTGAGGAGAAGAGAGAGTGGAAGAAACACTGGAAAGGTATGCCTGCGTTTAGAAATGAGAAGGACAATCCCTATCAATCAGTGTTAGTTCACTTTCGTACCCAGGAAGATGTTGATCGGTTTGCCAAGCTTCTGGATTTGATGTTGACAAAAAAGACCAAGACCATTTGGTATCCGATTCGTCCTGTTGATGAAATGTCGTTGCTTCGTTGGGTTGAGGACGAATCATGACAAATCCACGCTATCCAGTCTATATCGTCTCGAAGGGTCGTCATGAGTCAATGCTGACCTCTCGTACTCTGAACCTCATGAAAGTGCCTCATTATATTGCCATTGAGCCACAGGATGAAGAAAACTATAAACAGGCATTACTGAATTTCAAAATCACAAATGCCACCTTGCTCATTTTGCCTTTTAGCAATCACGGTGATGGTCCTGGTCGTGCCAGAAATTGGGTCTGGGATCATTCAATTGTCATGAAGTTCTCCTCTCACTGGGTTCTTGATGATAATATCGATAAGTTCTTTCGCTTACTGGATAACTACCGAGTGCGGGTTGATACTGGAGCGATCTTTCGTGCCGCAGAAGATTTTGTAGATCGCTATGAAAATATCATGCTGGCAGGATTTCAGTATCGCGGATTTCTTATTCCCAAAAGCTATTATCCTGCCTATGTAAAAAATACCAGAATCTATTCGTGTCTGCTGATTCGGAATGATTGTAGGCATCGATGGCGAGGACGATATAATGAAGATACGGATTTGTCTTTGCGCGTATTGAAAGATGGCGATTGCACGATTCAGTTCAATGCGTTTGTTCAAGGAAAATCTGCCACTCAGCTTGTCAAGGGTGGTAATACCCAAGAATTTTATCATAAGGAAGGTGATCTAGATCGAACCAAGTGGAAAGATAAATATTTGAATGCAGAAGGTACAATTAACAAATCACAAATGTTAGTGGATATGCACCCCGATGTCGCCAAGATTGTGTGGCGTTATGGTCGTTGGCATCATTTCGTGGATTATCGACCCTTCAAGAAAAACAAATTTAGATTCAAACCAGGCGTCGTTTTACCTGAGACTAACAATGAATACGGGATGCGATTAGTCAAATATGATCGTAATCCTGATGGAGATCGGTAATTCGGTAATCATGAAAGATATTGTCGCTCTGCTTCATACAACTACCTCAGACAAGAAGAAACTGTTTTTTCGGAGACTGATTCATCTTGATACAGACCTCGAATATGGGGTCTTGTCAAGCAACGATTTCAATGAGGAATATGATGCGCTGATGCAATATTGCAACGCCGAGCTTATGGCGAGGTATGCGGCTGATGGTTATCTAGTTTCGGATGTATTCAATGAACAAGAAGAACAAATCCTAGAGGCGGCATTAAAAATTATTCAGGAGAAGGCATTTAACCAATTTGCAGATATGGAACTACGGTAAATCCTGATGAAAAAGAAACTGACCCTGGCTGATGATCGTCTGACCTTTCGTCCTTTCTTCTATCCCTGGTGCTATGAATCCTGGCTCGATCATGAACGAAGTCATTGGCTCCATACCGAAGTGCCCATGATTGAGGATGTCAAGGACTGGAAATCTAAACTCACCCCTGAGCAAAAATATTTCCTTACCAATATTTTTCGATTCTTTACACAGGGTGATCTTGATGTTGCGGGCGGATATGTGCAACACTACTTACCATATTTTCGTCAGCCCGAAGTTCGGATGATGCTTCTGGGGTTTGCGGCACGAGAGGCAGTCCATGTCGCAGCGTACTCTCACCTAATCGAAACTCTGGGTATGCCTGAGACGACCTACAATGAATTCCTGGAATATCAGTCCATGAAAAATAAGCACGATTATTTATTGGGTATTAGTAGTCGTCCCACGTCCACAGAATCGCTCTCTATTCAGATCGCAGCATTCTCGGCTTTCACCGAGGGGCTACAACTTTTTTCATCGTTCATCATGCTCCTGAATTTTCCCAGGCATGGTTTGATGAAGGGTATGGGACAAATTGTCACCTGGTCAATTGCCGATGAAACAAAACACTGTGATAGTATGATTCAACTATTTCGTACTCATCTCGAGGAACACGAATCTCTCTGGACAGATAAACTCAAATCGCAAATCTACACTATCGCCGAGAAAATGGTGGAGCTAGAGGATCAGTTTATCGATCTCTCCTTCAAGATGGGATCAATGGAAAATCTGACCAGCGATCAGGTTAAGGAATATATTCGCTATATTGCAGATCGGCGGCTGATTTCCATGAGTCTCAAGGGTATTTTCAAGGTGAAGAAGAATCCCCTGCCCTGGGTGGAGGGAATTTTGAATGCTCCTGGTCACTCGAATTTTTTTGAGCAACGATCCACCGACTATGCCAAGGGATCATTGCTTGGTTCCTGGGATGAAGTCTGGGCAACACAAACATAAATACTTTTAATGAAGTCTGTGCAACACAAACATAAATACTCTTATGAAGATTTTCATATCTATTACAATTTTGCCAATTTTGCTATTGGCGGCCGCCATGACGGGAATTACGGAGGCTCATGTCAAGCGGGAGACATTTAATTGCGAACGATTTTCTGTTCTCCGTGCTACTCATGATCCAGTGAGACTTAAAGTAGTTAATCTGCCGAATGGATTGGTTGCGGAATTGTATGATCTGAACGGAGACACCAAACCCGATGTCGCATCCTATTCTGCCACACATGGTATTGTGAATCAAGAGACAGGCGAATATGAACATTCAGCGGTACCCATTTTTTATGAAGTCGATCTGGAAAACGATGATAACCAGCCCGATACGATCTTCTATGATCCAATCGGAAAGGGATTGTGCAAAGACCTGACGTTCTATGCGAGTGGATCTATGGATGAACGCAGAGTGTTTATGTTGTCAGATTTCGATCACTAACTAAAGGAGTCTATCATGATGACAGAATTGATTGCCGCTATGAAGCAAGTTTTAGCGAATACATTCCAGATGTATTTTGCGGCTCATGCTTGCCACTGGAACGTGACAGGAATGTACTTTCATTCTCTACATGGATTTTTCGGGATGATCTATGAGGCTCTTTGGCAATCGATTGATCCTATCGCTGAACATATCCGAACACTGAAAATTCTGGCTCCGAATTCTATTGGACAATTGGTCGAGAATTTTCAGGTCTCGGAGTTTACGTCTTATCCCGATGCACAGGAAATGATGACGGGCTTGTTGGGCATGAATAGTGTCACCGTCACGTCCCTGCGGAATGCCCAGCAGCTTGCAGAGCGTGAGGGCCTTGTTGAACTCTCAAATTTCTTAGAGGATCGTTTGGATGAACACGCGAAATGGGAATGGCAATTGCGCTCCCATCTCGGCATGATTTAACATTTTGATTTTGCAAGTGTCCTTATGGAATGGATGTATAATGGTGCGGTGTTTACGCCTGAGCAAATAGGTACAGCTTTTGGATTTGTTTATCTGATTATTTGCAAATCGAATGGCAAGACCTATGTAGGCAAAAAGTTTTTCACCAAGGCAACATACAAACAGGTCAAGGGGAAACGAAAGAAAGCGCGAAAGGGTTCTGATTGGGAATCCTATTATGGATCAAACAAAATCTTGCTGAAGGATGTGCAGACACTAGGACCTGAGATGTTTGAGCGGCATATTTTGCATCTTTGTCAAAGTCGCTCGGAGTGTTCGTACTGGGAAACGTATGAAATCTTTACCCGTCATGCTCTTCTGGGAGTGAATTTTTACAATGATTGGGTCTCAGCAAAAATCACTCGGACTCACATGGCCTCATCGATGTATGCACAACAATTGAAAGTCAATACACACACAATTCAACCTTCATCAAGAACTGAGACTTGACAAGCGCGCCATAATTTGCTATACTAGTAGTTATGAATCGGTTAGAGTTTCTAAATCAGGTGCGTCCGTATATTCCGATTCTGTGTGTCTTTGTGATGATCCTAACTGTGCTGTTGATACCACCTGATGACCGCACATGAAGGAGAATGATTGTGATTGAATTGTCTGTTTCTGAAAATGGAACCGTGACTGATAAAGCCCTGGTTCCAAATACCTATGATGCGCTGTTGTCGTACACATCCCTATTTGGCAATGTCTACATTGATGCAATACGATACAATAATACCAAGCCCGTTTCTAAAGATGTTGTCCGCAAGTATCGGATCTGTTTCTATGAACTCGATGGAGACAAATTTCTGAATGAGCGTAGTGATTCTTTTGCCTTTAATAAAATCGAATCGTATGATATCCAACTTACTGATCCGTTTGTGTATCTCAAAAATCGGCAACTTAACCACACCCTCAAGGGAACTGGTCCGACTAGTATGTTAGGCATGATTGGGTGGATTCATAGTATTGATACGCAGGCTGATCGAAAGCGAGTGAAGGAATTTGACCAGAATGCCGAGCGAGTGCTGAGTGAGGCGATTCAATTATCCACGGTTCATGTCTTTCAGCACCAACTCACTTGGGCCTCGAAGTGTCTCATTATCTATAGTGGTTGCAAGGCCAGGCTCTTCCAGTTTATTCACCGTGTATTTGGGCGTACTACCAAAACATAAATATATCTATTGAAGTGCGTGATGTTGCGGTTTATCATGGTAATGGTCATTCGGAGGATTCGGAGGCTACTATGACACGATTCCGAAGCTCATTCCATGTAGAACAAATTCATCGTTTTGCCAGGTTACAAATCACGAATACCAATTTACTGCATCGTCGAATCATTCGGAAAGCGGCTCGATGGTTTGGGTCGGCTCTTCTCTCCAAGAGACTCCTCAAAAATATCGAACTGACGATCTATATGAACAGGACCATGCCCGATAAAGGTGAGTGTGAATGCCTGGATGATAACGTTGCGCCCAGACGTTTTGCGATTTACCTTTCCACGAAGCAGACAATTTTATGTCAATTGATAACCCTGGCCCACGAGATCGTTCATCTGAAACAGTTTGCCACAAACCAATTGTTTGACTATGCGAATGACAACAACCTGACTCGATGGAACAAGTCGATTATCAATGTCAATGATTTTGCGTATCGTGATCTACCCTGGGAAAAAGAAGCCTATAAGCTCCAACGTCCGCTGACTCGTTCCTATAAACAATGGCTCAAAGAAAATGAGATTCCTCTTGAATAAGCTGATCGAATACTGGAAAAGTGTGTGTGCCTCGTTTCACAAACCCGAATTTGTTTCACTCTCTCGCATGACATGGAAGATTCGGCGATCTTTTCGTGAGGTCTGTCGTGTGAGTCATCGATTGTGTTTTGGTAAGTATCGGGGCCGAATTAATATTTCCACCCTGCAATCTGATTATAATTTCTTTGAAGTGGATCAACTCATGTTGCACGGAATGTTTCAACTCCTGGTGGATTATGTTGAGATACAATGCGCCTGGATGAAACTCATTAGCGATGAACGATATAAAGCCCTGCCCTGGTTTGATCGCATGAAAATTTCACTTCACTGTGGGTATCGATCCCGTTCCTTGGGAATCGAATATCTCAATTGGGAAATATCCTTGAAGGAAGAACATAGTGGGCAAGCGAAAGTCGGCCAGATAGTGAAAGATTTGTATATATGGTGGAAAGATATTCGTCCTTGTCGTCCTAATCCTGGGGATGTGTATCATTTCGAGAGACTTGATGATGTAATTAAGATTATGACTAAGACTGGGGCCACCCGAACAAAAGAAGAAAATAAACTGATGAAGGAATTTGAAGAAAGATCGAAGAAATCGGAAAAGCTGGAGCAGCGATACCATGCCGAAGATACCAAGATGATGAAGCTCTTGCTGGAGGAACGATCAGGGTTGTGGACATAAGAGATATTTGATTATGAGTGAGCGGATACTGTCTGTTCGGGAGTATATTCGGGTTGATTATCAAACAAACCGATGGCGTTTTGTGTTAGAAATGATTGGTCTGGTCTGTTCGATTGCCGCATCGGCATTTCTGGCCCTGACTATTCCGAATACCGATATGTTTTACTGTTATGTTCTCTGGTTGATTGCGTCAATGTGTCTATTCGTGGCCTCAGTCAGTCGCGGATCAACAGGTTTTGCTTGCATCTATGTCTTGTTCCTGATATTCGATGGTATCGGGATGGTTCGATGGATCACTCAATAATAACGGAGGTTCTATGCGAAAGTTTATAAAAAAAGTTTCTGCGTTGTTTGGCAAAAAGAAATCTGCGTTGTTTGGCAAAAAGAAATCTGCGAATGAGTTTCAGTCAAACTCGTCTATGGGACACGACGAAAAATTGTTACAGCCTATGTACGAGGAAGAATTGTTTCCTGAGGTAGCCGAAGACGCATGCAGCAGATACGATCATGAGTCTGAACCACTCACAAAGAAGGCAGCCAAGAAGATCAAGAAGGGCTATCCTCGTTTGGAATCCTTGCATGAAAAGGAGATGTCTCCTTTCACCAAGAAAAAAAAGAAAAAAAAGAGTGTTCCAGGACTTGACAAGAAGAAATCAATTTAGTATAATGTATTTTATGAGGCGAATGTCCCCCCTCAATTAAGTGGGACAAATATCATGTGTGAGGTTTAAAGATGGCTAGTGTAACACGTTCTAACAGGTTGCTGGAGGGGTTTATCAATGGCGG